GAATGAGATCATAGCAGGACGATATTCGACCTTTACCAGGTTTAAGGTCCCGAATATCGAGGATTATGAGTCGAAGATCAAAGACATGAGACCGGGGGGTGAGGTTGAGTTAATCGTAAAGTACACACCGGCGATCAATGAAAAAATAGAACTGGGAGGAGACATCGTGATTACAAAAAGCGAGCAAATGGCGGCGGAACTGCTTTTGGAAGTTGCGCTGCGGAGCCAGATCAGGGCGAACGATGGGATCAGATTCTGGGGCGGATTTTTCGAGCGAAGGATCAATCGCTTTAAGAATCTGCCCATGCATGAGTTCGTGTCCAGGCTGTGCGATTCAGTCGGGTCACCCACCATTGCGACTTATGCGGTCTCGGAGCTGAGCACCGAGGATGAGGAGGAGGTCATGGAAAACATCAGATCGAAAACCAATTTGATGGTCTCCATGACGTACACGTTGAACAAGGAGGCAAAAGGGAAATGAACATCACGCTGACGGCGAAAAGCCCCATTGTACACGGGGAATTCTCGGACGGTATCGACATGGGAAATATGATGAACTTCCGGCGCCTGCCGATGATCCGGGACGGTAAGATCCACGTTATCCCTGTGATTTCCGGGAATGCCATTCGCGGCGTCCTGCGGAGGCTGCTGGCCAGAGAGGTGATCGACACCTTTGACCTCAAGCAGCGGCTGGAGCAGAGCTTTGACAAGTTTTACATCGCCATTGCCAATGGTGGCAACCTGGATAAGTCGATGGATGTCTCCATTGATACAGAAAAACTCAGGAAGATCCGAAGCGCATTCCCGATGCTCTCGGTCTTCGGCGCGTCACTGTATAAGTACATGATGCCCGGTATGCTCAATGTTGGGTTTGCGGTGCCCAAATGTCTGGAGCTTGGGACAGGGGACATCCCGGTCAATGAGATGGTGCATGACGTTGGGCTGACCCGCCACTTGGATGAGTGCGAAGCAGACCCGGGAGACGCTAAGCCAATGCCCTATACGGTCGAGACTGTGATTGCCGGCACTGTATTCGACGTGGAGCTGTCGCTGGCGCCGCAGACAACGGAGCTGGAGGTAGCGTGCGTCAATCACGGCTTGCGCCTGCTGACCCATGTGGGGGGGAAATCCGGGGCCGGATTTGGCTGTGTGGACGTGGCCGGATACGGAGACGACGCAGCTTATGTAGATTGGCTGGGCGACGAGAGCCATGCGGACGGGATCATCGCTTTTGCCAAGGAGCTGTGATGGTTTACGAGGTAATATTCCGCGTAGAGACGCCCGTAATCGTGACGACACAGATCCATCTTGATGCTATCCTGTCTGCGGTGCATCCCGCGATGCACAATCTTGGTGGCAGTCTAACAAGGCGCTCTGATGCGAGCGAGGTGGTCAACGCCCCGCTGCCAATCGACTGCGCCAAGATCAACAACACATGGGTGTGGTGTTGCACATCGGCTGATTACGGCGATGCAATCCCGTTTTCGGACAAAATTGCAAAGCGCAAAAATGGGATCGACCACCTCTATTTGAATTCCAGGCAGACGCCCAGAACTGGCACTGGGCGGGATCGTTGCGACACTGTCTATGGCGTGGTCTGCGATTCGGTGAGCTTCCTCGCATCTACCACAAATCCAAAGGAGCTTGAGCGGATCTGCCGCAGGGTCAGAGGTATTGGAGGGCTTAGAAAGATCGGTTACGGCAAAGTCGGCGGAGTAGCTGTCGAGGAAACCGAGACCTGCTGGCAATCCTGCCTGGTGCAGGACGGGAAGGCCACACGGAACTTGCCGGCGGCGATGGTAGAGGAGACGTGCGATAGACTCGTGCCAACCATGCCACCTTACTGGCTTGGCGATCACATTAAGCCAGGAGCTGCTGTTGGCGATCCGGCTACGCTGAGAAAAGGAGTGTGGCTGAATGCGTATAAACGAAATTGAAACAGCGCAGAGCGCAAGGAACACAGCCACGATTTCTGACTTGCGCAAGCTGTCTAAGACATTGCAATTTCAGCGGAAACTTAAGCACTCACTTGACGTAATGGACACGTTCCTGAACGGCGTCAATAACCCTGTCATATCGTGCGGTGGCGGCAAGGATGGCACAGCGGTTGCCCTACTCGGAAAGCTCATTGGGGCAAAGGTGGGCATTGTGTGCGCTAATCCTCCGAACCCGCTCCCTGATCGTGAGGCCCATGTGCAGGAGCTCAGGAACTGGCTTGGAGATACGTGGACGTGGACGAGTGTGCCTTACAATTGGGATGTAGAAGCGGTACTCGATGGGAAAGCCGAATACCCGGAGGGTCTTAAGATGCGCCGATTGGAAAATTTCCTGTGGAGAGAGAATGTTGATGGTGTGATCTTCGGGATTCGGGCAGCGGAAAGCAGGGCCAGAAGCATCAACCTTGCGATGAATGGGGAGATCTACAAGCTACAGGGCGGGGGGTACAGGTGTCAGCCAATCGCACGATGGACAGCGGAAGACAGCCTGTGTCTCGCATTGCTGATGGATGCCCCGATCAATCCAGTCTATCTCAAGATGGACGGAACCGGAGGACTGGAACAGCTGCACGATGGAACATGGTGGCCACATGGGTTACAGGATAGGTCTGGGTGGATCAAAAAATATTATCCAGATTACTACGAACTCTATGAGCGAGCGTTAAAGATCGGCCCAAGTCAGAACGAGTGCAGGTATTGAGACTGAATGGCTTGCTGCTCGCAAAAGTCGCTCCTCAAGAGCCAAAAAACAGCGATAAAATATCACCGTGAAAGAATCACGGACAGGCATAGAGCCGCTTGCAAGTTGCAGGCGGCTTTTATGCACCCAAATTTCGGGAAAAGGTACTGTGGCGGCCCAGAAAAAAGGATGCGGGCTCGCTGACCCCAAAACGCGCGTAGTTTCCAGGAAATTTTTTGGGCGTTTCCGTTCCTGGGAGCCGTTCCCATTGCAAGGGGATTGCGACCAGACTGCGACGAAATTGCAACCAAGGGCAGGTGATGGACGTGGCAAAAGACCGGATCGACGCGGACACGTTGGTGAGCACGACAGAACTTGCCTGCGTCTTAGGCGTGACCGGGCGGCGGATCAGGCAGATGGTGGAGGATGGACAGCTGGCCAAGGAATCTCAGGGCCGGTTTAAGCTCTGCGACGCCGTGCGGCAGTACATCGAGTTCCGCGACCGCCAGAAGAAGGATGACGACACGCTGGACATGGAGAAGCTGGAAGAAGAAGTGCGGCTGAAACGGGCGAAGGCGACCATGGCCCAGCTTGAAGTGGAAGAACTCCAGGGGAAGATGCACCGGAGCGAGGATGTGGCTGCCATGACGGAGGACCTGATCTACGCCATCCGGGGGGCGCTGTTGGCGCTGCCTGGGCGGCTGGCAATGGATGTGGCCGCCGTAAATACCCCGGCTGAGGCCGCCCAGTTGATCCGCAAGGAGCTGTTTACGGTCATGGACGATCTGGCCAATTACAAATATGACCCGGCAAAATACGAGGAGCGCGTCCGGGAGCGCCTGAACTGGGAGACCGAACATGGGCCAGACGAAGCAGAAGATCAGGACTGACGCTGACCGGCTGAACGCCGCAATTGCGCGGGCACTGGCCGGGATGAAGCCGCCGGAAGATCTGACGGTTAGCCAGTGGGCGGAAAAGCACCGGCGGCTCTCGTTGGAGGCCAGTGCGGAGCCGGGGTTGTGGAAGACCAGTCGGACGCCCTATTTGAGAGAGCCGATGGACGCCTTTACCGATCCGAAACTGCGGCACATCGTCATGGTGGCGGCCAGCCAGGTCGGCAAGTCGGAGTTTATCAACAACGCCATCGGCTACATCATTGACCAGGACCCGGGGAGCATCCTGTTTGTCCATCCCACGACCATCGACGCGAAAGAGTACTCCAAGCTGCGGATCGCGCCCATGATCCGGGACAGCCCTTGTCTGAGAAAGAAGGTCAGCGACCCAAAGAGCAGGGACAGTGGAAACACCATTACGCAGAAAAGCTATCCCGGCGGGATCCTGACCCTATGCGGGTCAAACGAGGCTCACTCCCTGTGCTCCAAACCAGTACGCTACATCTTCGGCGACGAGCGAGATCGGTGGGCGGCCAGCGCCGGGAATGAGGGCGACCCGTGGGATCTGGCTATGGCCAGACAGACCACGTTTTACAACGCAAAGGCGGTGGAGGTGTCCACCACCACCATCAAAAACGCAAGTGCCATCGAGGCGGCCTACGCCACCGGAACCATGGAGCGCTGGAAATCCCAGTGCCCGCACTGCGGAGAATGGCACGAGATTCAGTTTGCGGACATCCGATTTGAATACGAGGAAAAAACGCTGGCTGGAAAAAAGACCTACAAAGTCACCAGCATCTATTATGTCTGCCCCGGCTGCGCCTGCGTGTCCGATGAGGTCACCATGAAGCAGGCGCCGGCCAGATGGGAAGCGGAGAACCCGGACGCCTATGACCAGGGCACGCGCTCCTTTTGGCTGAACGCATTTGTGTCCAGCTGGGCCAGCTGGGAGTCCATCATCCTGAAGTACCTGAACGCCATCGGGAGCACCCGGAAGATGCAGGTGGTCTACAACACCTGCTTTGGCTTGCCCTGGGAGGATCGAGGAGACCTGGAGGACGAGGACAGCCTAATGGCCCGGCGGGAGGACTACGGCACCCGAGAGGACAGAACGGCGGTGGAGCTGCCAGAAGGGGTGTTGGTGCTGACCGCCGGGGTAGACACCCAGGATGACCGCATGGAGTACGAGATCGTCGGCCACGGGCACTTCGGCGAGACCTGGGGGATCGAGAAGGGGATCGTCATGGGCCGGCCCGATGATGACGCCGTGTGGAAAAGCCTGGACGACATGGTGTTTGAGCGCTACTTAAAGTTCAAAGACGGGGTCAGCCTGCGAGTGTCCATGTCCTTCGTGGACGAAGGCGGGCACTTTACGCAAGAGGTGCGCCGTCGGTGCAGAGACCGTATCCGGCGGAAAGTGTTTTGCGTCAAGGGCATTGCCGGCCCAGACCGCCCCTACACCGCACCGCCCAAGACCATGAAGATCCTGGACGAGCAGAAGGCGGTGGTGGGCACCTGCTGGCAGTATCAGATCGGCGTGGATGCGGGGAAACAAATCATCATGGACAATCTGAGGACGCAGACACCGGGGGCGAAATACTGTCATTTTCCCAAGCGGGATGACTATGGCAGCGGCTACTTCGCCGGATTATTATCCGAGAGATTGGTCTACCAAGCGGACAAAAAACAGCCGTGGTCGTGGCAGAAGATCCCTGGCCACGAGCGCAACGAGGCGTTGGACTGCCGAAATTATGCAATGGCTGCCTTCAAGGCCCTGCCTGTGAATCTGGATGAGATGGACAGGCGGCTGAAGGCAGCACGGGGCGAGAAGATCCAGGGGGATGCTCCTGCCGCGAAAGCGGTCAAGGCGGCTCAGACTGCCCGCCCAGTTCAGAGGCAGGCATCTCGGAAGAAGGGCATCGATAAATTTTACGACAGTTGGTGAGAAGTAGATGACGAACAGCGTGGAGTTACGGGCGCGGTTGGAGTTTTGGCAGACGGCCCTAACAAAGCTGAGAACAGCATACCTGGCCCTTGTGGACGGCGGCGTGAAGTCCTACATGGTGGATGACCGCCAGCTGACCCGGTTTGACCTGCCGGCCCTGGAAAACGAGATCGAGCAGGCTGAAGCTAAGGTGGATGAGCTGGAGGGGCTTTTGGCCAACCAGCGGCCAAGACGGGCCTTCGGGGTGATTCCGAGGGACTGGTAATTTGATTTTGGGTCGTAAATTGCAAGTGCAAGTTGGACACCTCGTGGTAGATAGCATAGAATTCAAACCCTTGGTCACGGATAGTGCCG